AGATGGCCGATGGCACACCTGTGACGTACCAACAAGGTGGTGTGTTGTTCCTCAAGCGTTACGTCTATGAGGTGTACGGCTTGGCCTTCGCTTTGACCAAAGTTTTGGTTGAAGACGGTGACCATATCCGTATCGGTCAGGTGTACGCTCGTCACTTGGCTCAGTCTCTGATTGAGACCAAGGAGACTCTGTCCGCTAACGTGCTGAACAACGCCTTCACTGGCGGTCAGTATGCTGGTGGTGACGGTGTCGCTTTGAACAGCGCTTCGCACCCAATCGTGAACGGAACCTTCAGCAACTTGCTGTCGACCGCTGCCAATTTGAGCCAGACATCGCTTGAGCAGATGCTGATTCAGATTCGTCAAGCTGTTGACAACAACGGCAAGAGAATTCGTCTGGTGCCCCGCCAATTGGTGGTCGCTCCGGGCAATGTCTTCCAAGCCGAAGTGCTGCTGAAGTCTGTTCTGCGTGCTGGTAACGCAAACAACGACATCAACCCCATCAAGTCGATTGGCTTGCTGGACGAGGGTGCCGCTGTTATCTCGCGTCTGACAAGCTCCACCGCATTCTGGGTGCAGACCGATGCGCCAGAAGGCATGAAGCTCATGATGCGCCGTAAGCTGGAAAAGACCATGGAAGGCGATTTTGAAACCGACTCCATGCGCTACAAGGCTACCGAGCGTTACGATGTGGGCTTCACTGACCCACGCGCAATGTACGGCACACCCGGCGTCTAAACCCAAGCGGGGGCTTCGGCCCCTGCGTTACAAGGAGAAAAGACAATGGCAAATTTACTGGTAACCCGTTTCCCAAATGGCGTGACAAACGTCGGGGAAGATTCACCGTTTGCTGATCTGGCAATGCCAGCACCGACAAAGTTTCACACTTACTATGAAGATTTCGACTACTATGTGGCCGCAAACTGGACTGTAACTGAGACTCAGGCTGGTGCTACTCAGGCTTTGACTGACGGCGATGGTGGTTTACTTTTGATCACCAACACTGCCGCAGATAATGATCTCGTTGCTTTGCAAAAAGTAGGCGAGTCATATCGATTTGCTTCAGGCAAAGAGCTTTTCTTTGAGGCACGCCTCAAGGTGAGCGACGCAACTGAATCTGATGTAGTTATTGGTCTTCAAATTACCGATGCAACCCCGCTTGACGTATCGGATGGTGTGTTTTTCATCAAGGCAGACGGCTCTACTTCGGTAAGCCTGTTGGTTGAGAAGAACGGCACAGCAACTACGACCTCTAGCGTGGCTACTATGGCTAATGACACATTTATTAGTCTTGGGTTTTACTATGATGGCGCATCAAGCATTCAATACTTCGTAAATGGCGTTGTGAAGGGCACTTCTGTGACCACCAACTTGCCTGACGACGAAGATATGACTGTGTCAATTGCTCTTCAAAATGGTGAGGCCGTTGCAAAGACAATGACTGTGGATTACGTCTTTGTTGCGAAGGAGCGTTAATCATGGGTCAATTTAAACCAATGGTGAAAATGGAGACCACTGAGCCTTCAGTTGAACTGAAACTGAAAAAAGGTGGTTCCGTCTCTTCTCCCAAGAAGATGATGAACGGCGGCGTCATGGGCGCTCTGTCCGCAGCACCGGCTCCCGGTGCTCGTGGCGGTATGTCTCCTGTGGCTCGTCCCGGCAAGCCTTCGATGATGGACCGCCGTAAGGCCATGATGGGCAAGTCAGCAATGGCTCGTCCTATGATGGCTAAGGGTGGTGCAATGGACGCCTTGGAAGCTCACGCTGCCAAGCCTGCCAGCAAAGGCCACAAAGGCCTCAAAGCTGGTGGTATGGCCTGCGCTACTGGCGGTGTAGCCAAGTCACCAAAGCCCGGTAACTACGCCACTGGTGGTGTTGTGAATGGTCAAGGCGGCTTCAAAAAGGGCGGCGCTATTTCCAAGAGCGGCATCATCCCAGTGAGTGCATCTGAAAAAGGTGCCAAGGGTTATGTCAGCACCAAAATGGAAACCGCTAAGGTGAACCACAACTCCGCGCCTACAGGCGAAGTGAAGATGGGCAACGCTGGCGGCTACAAAAAAGGCGGTGCTACAAAAAAGCACTACGCCACGGGGGGAGCTGTTAACGACAGTGGCCGTGCCGTGGCAATGCCTAAGAAGCAAGCGTCTAACCCTGTCTCCAACGACCGTCAATCTGGCACCTTCAAAAGAGGTGGAAGTGTGACCCCAGCCGAGAAGAAAGAACAATCTTTTTTCAAAGCTGAAAATGCTACTGCAATGAAGCAGGCGAAAGCCTACAGCAACGAGAAGTATGGTCGCAAGATGAACGCTGGCGGTGCTGCTTCCGAAAAGGAGCAGAAGTTGATAGACAAGGCTTATGCCGATAGCATTGGTCCATCTGCGGAAGATTTGGACATGGCTAAGTCAATTCGTAGCATCCCCGGCAAGTTGTTCCGTGGTGCTAAGAATTTGATGGGCATGGACAAGAAGCCGAAGGCTGGTGCTGTGACCGAGACTGAAAAGTCTATTACGGTTGAGCCTGCTAGAAAACGTGGTGGATCAGTAAAGTGCTGAACCTAAGTGGGGGCTACGGCCCCCGCTTTTAATTGGAGAAAAATATGGCTGATGCAGTCACAAGTCAAACGCTCTTTGATAACGAGCGCACGGCTATCATGAAATTCACCAACCTTTCTGACGGTACTGGTGAAAGCAAAGTTTTGAAGGTAGATGTTTCTGCGCTAACACCAAGTGCTTCTGGCAAAACTTGCACTAGAGTAACGATTACAAAGATCCATGCCGCAACGCATGGTTTGGAAGTACAGATTTATTGGGATGCGACCACAGATGTATTTTGCTGGTGTATGCCACAAAATTCTCAATACACAATGGATTTTGATAAGTTCGGCGGTTTGACTAACAACGCAGGCGCTGGCGTAACTGGTGATGTCTTGTTCAGCACTGCGGATGCTTCTGCTGGTGACTTCTACACCATCGTCCTTGAGATGGTTAAATTTTACGGTTAATCATGCCAAGCAAATCATCTTCTCAACACAACTTGATGCAGGCAGTTGCACACAACCCTAAGTTTGCAAAAAAGGTTGGCGTCCCTACAAAAGTCGGCAAGGAATTTGCCAAGGCTGATGAGGGTAAAAAATTTAAAGGAGGCGGATTGTATGAAAATATCAATGCAAAGCGTCAAAGAATCGCTGAAGGCTCTGGGGAAAAGATGCGCCGAGTGGGTAGCAAAGGTGCGCCAACGGCTGGTGACTTTAAGCAGTCAGCAAAGACCGCCAAAGTAAAATGAGCAAGAAGAACGTAAGTCTTGCAATTGGTCGCGGTGAGAAGCTCCCTGCTTCTAAGGGTGCGGGTCTTACGGCCAAGGGACGCGCCAAATACAATGCAGCAACGGGCAGCAATTTGAAGGCTCCGCAACCCCAAGGTGGCGCACGCAAGGATTCATTTTGCGCACGCATGTCAGGTGTGCCCGGACCCATGAAAGATGAAAAAGGCAAGCCAACGCGCAAGGCTGCTGCTTTAAACAGATGGAAGTGCTGACATGGCTTACTCGGATACCTATGGTCAGGTCTACAACGTCCAAACGCTAATTGACCACGGCGCACGCAGGTGCGGGAAGTTGGCCGAGGAGTTGACTTCTGAGCAGCTTTTGAGCGCTCGGGAGTCTTTGGGCTTTGTGATGAGCAACCTGATCAACATTGGCATCCAGTATTGGGCCATCGAGAAGAAGGTTTTTGGCCTCACGCCAGAGAAGTATCAGTACACCCTGCCTGATGGCTCCAATGACGTCTTAAACGCCCTGTACAGGACGATGACGCGCACCACTGGCAGCTACACATCAAGCGCTGGCGGCACGGCCTCCAACGCTGGCGACAACGACATTGACACCTTCTGCCAGCAAACATCGGCAAACGGCAACATTTCAATCAATTTTGGGACTGACAACCCGATCTATGCTGGCTCAATTGGGCTTTTGCCCTACGTTTCTGGTGGCGGCAGCGCTACTTGGAC